GCGTCATACAGACTGAGCATGTAGGCGGTCATCAAGCAAGCCAGCGCAGGGGCGGAAACATGGCCGCATGAGAACACGTCACGGACACCGCCCGATTCGTTGACCATACGGTGCAGGCAGTAGCCGCCATAAGCGCCGGAAATGTGGTAGTTGCCCACGTTGGCAGTCCATTTGCCGTCAACCGTGCGAGATGACTCAACGGGTGATCGGGTCAAGCTGTTGATGGTGGCGGCTTTAGCGTCGAGGTGAGCGCGGGTAATCTGTTTCATGGTTTGCTTTCAAGGTTACGGGTTACACGGTGGGCGAGATGCTCACCCCAAAGCCCCGGGAGGCTTTGAGCTGGGTTATCACATGAACAGGGCATCAAGCCCATGAAGAACGAGGGCGCACAGCGCAAGGCCGATACCTACGGCAAAGATAAATTGTTTCATGCCATCACCCCTTAGATCAAAGACAAACGTTGCGCGTCGATGTTGAGTGCAATCAGCGCTGCGGCAAGGTCGGACACCTTGACGCCACAGTAGTGGGCAGCATCGGTGCAGGCGTCAACGGGGCGGGTTTGTTGGTTTGTACGAATCCATTGGTATTTGGCAATTGCTTCTGTCATGGTTTGCTTTCAGTGGTTACGGGTTACAAAGCTGCTTTGTGGTGCAGTGACGCAATCATAACATATAAAAACCCAATGGGTCTATGTTTATTTGTCCCAATGGGTTTTATGTTTCAGTGTGTCAGTTGTGACTTGTAGAGAGGGGTAGTGATTTAAGGATTGCTTAAAAAATGTGCAAATCAGAAAGTAGTGATTTTGAAGCCTCGCTCGGGCGAAGACACCAATGTACCACCCGCACCCTTTTTCCCGGTTTCGCTGACCCATTGGGCTAATTTGACCCATTGGGACAACTCCTCATTTGACCCATTGGGACACGTAAACCCATTGGGATTTACTGACCCATTGGGCTAATTTGACCCATTGGGACACGTAAAACCCATTGGGATTCACTGACCCATTGGGGCATGAAACATCACCAGTGCTCCCAGGTAGCGCGGCACCAGTGCTCACTGTCCCGGTGCCCGGTGTCACCTGAGTCCGAGGGGGAGGGGGTGGGGCCGACGAGGCGAGGGTCACGGTAACGTAGGTATCAGACAAAATTTTTCAAATTTTTCAGTGACACCTAGACCCAGTGGGTTCCCATAGGTTCACTTAATCTCAGTCCCACAAAACCACCCCCAAGTGATAGACTCAGTACCACTATGGACACATCACATCCCCAATCCGTAGGCGCAGATGACACACTGCTACCAGACTGGCTGGAACCCGCGCCTCCCAAACCATCGCCTGAGGGCAAAGCACTCGTACTTGTTCAGTATGAGCAGGTGTTCATGCGTGCCATCGACTCGATTGCTCACGGCAAGTCGCTGTCCCAAGTGCTGCGGGATGACCAGCGTGAGATCGACTACAACGACTTTTACCGGTGGATCAAGAAAGACCCCACTCGCAGGCAACTGTTTGACGAAGCCCAAGAGATGCGCACCGAGTTCATGGCCGGAGAGATCATCGAGATTGCCGATGCCGATGACTCGTTGGAGGATGTGAACCGGTCACGGCTCAAGATCGACACTCGCAAGTGGCTCATGGGAGCCCACAATCGGAAAAAGTACGGAGCCACTACCAGCATTGAGATGACCGGTGGGATCAGCATCACGGGAGCGTTGGCAGCGGCCCAGGCCCGGGTGATTGACTTGGGTGATGTGATTGATGTGACCCCCAGATTGGACAACACCTGATGCAGAAACCCATTTACTCCCCTGACGAGGAGCAGACCCTGATGACTCAGTTGTGGAGTCCGCAGGTCGCTGACAACCCTGAGACGTTTGTCCTGTTTGCGTTCCCTTGGGGGCAGAAGAACACCCCACTCGAACACTTCAAGGGTCCACGGGCGTGGCAGCGGCGCACGCTGCGCTCTATAGCGGAGCACATCAAGGCCAACCGGGGCAAGGTAGACATGGACGCCCTGCGGCGCTCTGTCTCATCGGGCCGGGGGATCGGGAAGTCGGCTCTGGTGAGCTGGCTGATCCTGTGGATGCTGACCACTCGGATAGGGTCAAGCGTGATTGTGTCGGCCAACAGCGAGAACCAGTTGAGAACGGTCACATGGGGTGAGTTGACCAAGTGGGCCACCATGAGCATCAACTCGCACTGGTGGGAGCCATCGGCCACGAAGCTGGTGCCTGCTGCGTGGCTGACTGACCTGGTTGAGCGGGACTTGAAGAAAGGCACCCGGTACTGGGCTGCCGAGGGCAAGCTGTGGAGCGAGGAGAACCCCGACTCGTATGCCGGTGTGCACAACCATGACGGGATGATGGTGATCTTTGACGAGGCCAGCGGCATCCCGGATGGGATTTGGTCAGTGGCCTCGGGGTTTTTTACCGAAAAGATTCTGGACAGGTATTGGTTCGCGTTCTCCAACCCTCGGCGCAACACGGGGTACTTCTTCGAGACGTTCCACGGCAAGCGGGACTTCTGGGACGGGGAAATCATTGACGCCAGGACAGTTGAGGGTACGGACAAAGCGGTCTATGACCAGATCATCGCTGAGTACGGGGAAGACTCCATACAAGCACGGGTCGAGGTGTACGGTGAGTTCCCGGCTGCTGGTGAAGACCAGTTCATATCGCCCGTGGTGGTGGAGGATGCGTTCAAACGGGAGCGTTGGAAAGACATGAGCGCACCCATCGTGATCGGCGTAGACCCTGCCCGGGGCGGCATGGACAGCACCGTGATCCTCGTGCGCCAAGGGCGTGACGTGATCTCGATCAGACGGCTCAAGGGTGAGGACACCATGAGTGTCGTGGGGCACGTTATCGACGCCATTGAGGAGTTCAAGCCTGTGCTCACGGTGATTGACGAGGGCGGTCTGGGCTACGGCATCCTTGACCGGCTCACGGAGCAGCGGTACAAAGTGCGCGGGGTGAACTTCGGGTGGAAAGCCAAGAACCCGATCATGTGGGGCAACAAGCGTGCCGAGATGTGGGGTGCCATGCGCGACTGGCTCAAGACAGCATCGCTGCCGATGGACCGCGCGCTCAAGAACGACTTGGTGGGTCCAATGAAGAAGCCCAACTCGGCCGGCACCATCTTCTTGGAGGGGAAGAAGGAGATGAAGTCCCGAGGGCTGGCCTCTCCAGACGCTGCCGATGCGCTGGCCGTGACCTTTGCGTTTCCCGTGGCAAGCCGTGCGGAGTATAATTCTCGTAACACAACGCGCACGATCAGCAGAGATCGGGGTGCGGTATCAACCGGATGGATGGGGTCATGACACTCAAAGCGATGCAAAACTGCCTCATCATCGAGGTGGATGTCGAAAAACACCCTCTTTTTGAGATACTTTCGACAGAAAAGCAAGAAACTGGCATAGTCGTGTCTGCTGGCCCTGACTGCAAGGAATTGAAAGTCGGGGACCATCTTTATTTTGGCGTGGGGCAGGAATTCAAGCACGGTGGCAAAGAATATGTCGTCATGCGCGAGCCCCATGTATTAGGAGTCCTTAATGGCTGATCAAACCGGCATCACTGCCGCAGGGTATGTCGCCCAAGGTGGCAAGCCTGACAAGAGCAACTCGGGCATCTTGGCGCAAGCGCGGTCCCGTCTTGACCTCGCCATGTCGGCACTGTCCGAGTCGCGTGAAGATGAGATCGACGACCTGAAGTTTTACGCCGGAAGTCCGGACAACCACTGGCAATGGCCCGCCGATGTGCTGGCAACCCGTGGCGCGGTGCAGGGTCAGACGATCAACGCCCGCCCTTGCCTCACAATCAACAAGCTGCCGCAGCACGTTCGCCAAGTTACCAACGACCAGCGGCAAAACCGCCCTGGTGCCAAAGTGATCCCCGTGGACGACAAGGCTGATGTGGACGTGGCCGAAGTGTTCAACGGCATGATTCGCCACATCGAGTACATCTCGGACGCCGATGTCGCCTATGACACCGCTTGCGAAAACCAAGTGGCTTACGGCGAGGGTTACCTGCGCCTGCTGACCGAATACTGCGACGACAACACGTTCGATCAAGACATCAAGATTGGCCGGGTGCGCAACAGCTTCTCGGTCTACATGGACCCCACGATCCAAGACCCAACGGGTGCAGATGCCAAGTGGTGCTTCATCACGGAAGACGTGACCAAAGAAGACTATGAGCGCATGTACCCCGATGCAGCGCCCATTACGACCCTTCAGTCGTTGGGCGTGGGTGATCAGTCGATCAGTAACTGGCTCAATGAAGACACTATCCGCATCGCGGACTACTACTACATTGACTACGACCGCACCACGCTGAACCTGTACCCTGGCAACGCCACGGCGTTTGACGGCACACCGGAAGATAAACAACTTCGGGCGGTCTACGGCAAGCCCAAGCGGTCCCGTGAGTCAGATCGTCCACGGGTCAAGTACTGCAAGATCAACGGCTACGAGATTCTTGAAGAACGCGAGTGGGCAGGCAAGTGGATTCCCGTGATTCGGATTGTCGGCAACGAGTTTGAGGTGGATGGCCGCCTGTACGTGTCGGGCTTGGTGCGCAACGCCAAGGATGCCCAGCGTATGTACAACTACTGGGTGTCGCAAGAAGCTGAGATGCTGGCGCTGGCCCCCAAGGCACCGTTCATCGGGTACGGTGGTCAGTTTGAGGGCTACGAGGAAAAGTGGAAGACGGCCAACACGCAAAATTGGCCCTACCTTGAGGTCAACCCTGACGTCACAGACGGTCAAGGTGCCGTGCTGCCCCTGCCGCAGCGGGCACAGCCGCCGATGGCGTCTTCGGGTCTCTTGCAAGCCAAAGCGGGTGCTGCCGAGGACATCAAGGCCACGACAGGTCAGTACAACGCATCGTTGGGTATGGGCTCCAACGAACGCTCGGGCAAAGCCATTCTGGCCCGCCAGCGTGAAGGTGACGTGGGTACTTATCACTACGGCGACAACTTGGCGCGAGGTGTGCGGCACATTGCCCGTCAACTGATCGACCTGATCCCCAAGATTTACGACACGCAGCGCATCGCCAGGATCATTGGCGAGGATGGCGAGACCAAGATGGTCAAGATCAATCCCGAGCAGCCCGATCCGGTCAACAAGATCATGGACGATCAGGGCATCGTGATTGAGAAAATCTACAACCCCGGTGTCGGCAAGTACGATGTTGTGGCTGTCACGGGTCCAGGCTACGCTACCAAGCGCCAAGAAGCGTTGGAGGCCATGGCTCAACTGCTTCAGGGTAATCCCCAGTTGTGGCAGGTTGCCGGTGACCTGTTCGTCAAGAACATGGACTGGCCCGGTGCTCAAGAGATGTCCAAGCGGTTTGCCAAGACCATTGACCCCAAGATCATGGCAGACAATGACAAGTCGCCAGAGTTGCAGGCAGCCGAGCAGCAGATTCAGGCGATGGGTGCCGAGATGGAGCAGATGCACCAGATGATCCAAAACGTGGGCAAGTCCATTGAGGTGCAAGAACAGCGCCGCAAGGACTACGAGGCCGAGATCAAGGCGTATCAAGCCGAGACTCAGCGCATCACGGCCACACAGGCCGGGATGAACGAGCAGCAGATTCAGGACATCGCTATGGGCGTGGTGGCTGCGGCAATGGAGTCCAACAGCCAGTTGAACGGCATCCCTGAGATGCCCGGCCAAGAGATGGATGTGGGCATGGAGGGTATGCCCGAGATGCCGCAACCCATGCAACCAATGGAGATGCCACAATGAACGCATCACAATTCGTGGGCCACTTGTTCCTGAGCCGGGACGTGGCGCACAGCGTGCACCTGAACACCCGCAGCTTCTCCAAACACATGGCGCTGAACACGTTTTACGACGAGATCATTGACTTGGCCGACAAGTTTGCTGAGGCGTACCAAGGGCGGCACGGACTGATCGGGCCGATTGCCGTACCCGCTGCCAAAAAGACCACCAACATCACTGAGTTCTTGCAAGCCGCTATGACCGAGGTGGAAGAAGCCCGGTACACGGTCTGCGAGAAAACCGACACCCCGATTCAGAACATCATTGATGAAATCGTTGGGTTGTATTTGTCAACTTTATACCGATTGAAGTTCTTGGCATGAAAAGAGCTGACGCAATAAGCCAAGGCTTAAAGTTTTACAACACAGGCAAACCGTGCAAATATGGTCATTTTTCAGACCGTTATGTTGCTGGGCAATGCGTTGAATGCGTAAAACTAAGCTCATTGGCTTGGCGAAAAGCAAACCCTGAAAAGCATTCAGCTTCTATGCGAAAATGGATAGAAGGCAACAGGGAGCTTCACGGCACCCGTGTCAGACGATGGCAAGCTGCTAATAAAGACAAGGTTCGTGAAGACGCAAAACTATGGGTTAAAGCTAACCCTGAAAAAGTTAAAGCCAAGCGCCTCCGACACATTCAAAAACACCCCGCTGCGTACACTGCTCGGTCTGTTGCAAGCGTTGCCAGACGGGCTAAACGTGTGCCACAATGGCTTACTTCAGATGATAAGTGGATGATGCGTGAGGCGTACAAGTTAGCTAAACTTCGTACTCAAATGTTTGGTTTCATTTGGGAAGTTGACCACATCATTCCTTTGCGCGGTGAATTTGTTTCAGGGTTGCATGTTCCTACAAATTTGCAAGTCATTCCGAAATCAGAAAACCGCAATAAGCGAAATCATTACACTCTCGCATAAGGAGAATATTTTGGAATTCTTAAATCCTCTGGCAGATGCCAATTTTCCTGCCCGCACTGTGGCTTTTACAGGTACCGCTGGCTCTACGGGCACATGGCCTGCTGGTCCACAAGGTGTGGTGATTTGGGCCGATCAGGCTTGCTATGTGATTGTGGGTGAGGGTGTCACGGCTACCACTTCAGCCACACCAATTCCCCCGTTCACCCCGATTCCGTTCAAGGTGCCTCAAGGTGGTGGCGGCACATGGCGCGTGAGCGCAATTCAGATATCCGCTGGCGGCAACTTGTACGCCAAGCCGATCAACATTCAGTAATCCACCGAAGGGGCGGGCATGAGTTATTTTGGAGTTTCCACGCGAAACGGTGTGGGTCTTGGTTTGGGCACCGTGCCCTCTTTAACCAACACCCCACTGGGTTATCGCCTTGCCCCTTCACTAGACCTATCGTTTGCCGGATCGGACACCCTGAGCCCGCTGATCACCTTCAGCCGCACCACCAACGCCACGGTGACGGGCAGCAACGGCCTGATCCAGTATGCACCGATGAACCTGCTGACGTTCTCGGAGCAGTTTGATAATGCGGCTTGGACGAAAGACGGTGTAACAATTGCAGCCAACGCTACGACTTCACCAAACGGAACAACAACCGCCGACAGGTATGTTGAGTCTGCGCTTAACGAACTGCATTCGATTAATTCAATAACCGTAACCGCTAGTGCGGGTGTCACTTACACGCTTTCTGTGTACGCAAAGAACGCAGGTCGCTTTTTGCGCTTGATACTTCCAACAGCCACGTTTGGCACGGCTGCTTCGGCAAACTTTGACCTTGTAAGCGGCGTTGCCCACAATACTGCGGGCAGCGGTGCGGAAATCCAAGCTGTTGGTGACGGTTGGTATCGTTGCAGCGTCAGGGTCACTGCGACCAACAGCGCGTCTGGTATTGTCACAGTTGCAAGCACCACCACCTCGTTAGGCACAGGCATATACCAAGGCGATGGCACTTCTGGCATCTTCATCTGGGGCGCTCAACTCGAATCTAACGCCACAGCCACCACGTACAACCCCACCACGGTCAAGAACCTGCTGGGCTTCACCGAAAACTTTGACAACGCTGCTTGGACCAAGAGCAATGCGTTTGTGCAGACGAATTTGCTGACGTATTCGGTTTTTTCTGGAGCTGTTGCAGGAACACCCGGCACTGCGCCAACAGCTTGGCCGTTTGTGATTTCGGCGGGCTCAACCGCAGTTTTAGGCGCATCGCTCACATTGTCGGTGGCATCTTCTGCGCGACATTTTATCAATCAGCAAGTGATTCTTGCTGCAAACACTTCGTACACGTTTTCAATCAACTTAACTGCGTACTCAGGCTTGGCGACTGAAACCTTTGTTTTATTCAATACAAGCGCGGGGTCAATCATTGGCCCGACCTCAATAGCCGCATCTGGCGGTCTGGGTCGCAGGTCACTCACAGTTACAGCAGGCGGGGCTGGCGCGACAGTAGAAATTCGCATTGGTGTTGGTGTAAACAACGTCACTTCAGGCGCAACAAGTTTTACTTTTGACAGCCCGCAGCTTGTCCAAGGCACATCTGCTGGTGACTACAAAGCCACCTACGCTGCCGCCGCGCCTGTGGGCTACACCGACATCTACGGTCAACCGTTTGCTCAGAAGTTGGTGGAGGATACTGCGACTGGTGTACATCGATTTTTTAACTCAAATGGCGTTACGGTTTCAACAGTGGGACCAAGCACGTACACCCTGTACGCCAAAGCAGCCGAGCGCACGTCTGTTCGAGTTACCGACAATGAAATTCAGGGTGCCGATTTTGACCTCTTGACGGGCGCTGTTTCAACCGTCAGCGCAGGCGTGACAGCAACCGCAACCGATACAGGTAGCGGTTGGTGGCGGCTTTCTGTGACTAGGACCAGCTCTAGTGGCACTGGTCGGATCGTTGCGTATCTGCTCAATGCAGGCACAACCACCTACACCGGCGACGGCACCAGTGGCATCTACATCTTCGGTGCTCAACTGTCCGACTCCGCCAGTGTTGACCCCTACGTCTACCAGCCTGTGGCGGCCCCAACGTCCACTGCGTACTACGGCCCACGGTTTGACTATGACCCTGTGACGCTCCAGCCCAAGGGCTTGCTGATTGAGGAGCAGCGGACTAACTTGCTGACTTACAGTGAGCAGTTTGACAACTTGGCGTGGGTAGCCGTTGCCGCTGGCGTAGCGGCAAATACTGCGGTGTCTCCAAGCGGAGCAACAACTGGCGATTCGCTTGTTCCTTCTGGTGTCAGCGCAACACATTACATTTATCAGCTAATTGCTTTGACATTAGGGGCCAGCTACACAATGACAGTGTATGCAAAGCCCAACGGGTACAACCGTTTCATGCTGCGTGAAAGCACGACTGCTGGTTACTTTGTGGTTTTTGATGTGTCTACAGGAACTGTCGTAAACACCAACAGCGCAACAGGAACAATCACTCCAGCAGGTAATGGTTGGTATCGCTGCACAATGACCATAACTGCGCCTCTCACAGTTGCAACGGTGATGGCGATCATCAATATGCCTAATAACGGCACAACGTATGCAAACGCTACGTTCACTGGCGATGGCACAAGCGGCATCTACCTCTGGGGCGCTCAACTGGAAGTTGGAGCATTTGCCACCAGCTACATCCCCACAGTGGCCTCCCAAGTCACTCGGGCTGCCGACAGTGCCTCGATGATCGGGAATAACTTTGCTCGGTGGTACAACCCTAATGCGGGTACTGCGTACGTGGAGGCAGCAGCTGCGGCCACCGGCAATTACGGCACGTACTCCATAAACAGCGACGACAACAACCGTTTTTACTCAAACGTGGACTTCAGCCAAGTGCAGTGGGTTGGTATTGCCAATGGCGCAATCCAAGCAAGCCTACCTCGCGGTGTTTTTTCGCCAAACGTCTATTTCAAACATGGCGCGGCGTTCACCACAAACGATTTTGCAGCAGTGGTAAATGGTGGGGCGGCGGCAGTTGATACGGTAGCCGTAATGCCATTTGTCAACCGTTTGTTCATAGGGGCGACGCAAACAAACAGCACGTTCTTAAATGGAACAATCAAGCGCATCGCCTATTACCCCCGCCGTCTGGCCAACACTGAACTGCAAGCGATCACATCATGACCGAAGAAGAAATCGTTCAAGTGCCCTACGGCGACCTGTACCTCAAGTTCCCTGACGAGGCTACGGCCTTCGCCGCCTTGTACAAACCCGCCATGCAGACGGTGGTGACGTATGACGACGAGGGCACCCCTACCTACACCGAAGAAGTGATTGAGGGTGAGTTCGTGCCCCGCTACGAAGGTATGTCCATCGACACCATTGGCATCATTTACCGTGTGGACAACACGGACCCTGAGAACCCCGTGGTGACACCGGAAGAAGGCTGGCATGTGAACACCCGAGGCCCGATGCCCGAGGAGTTGGTGCCGTTTGAGGTGTTCCCTGTGCAACCGCGCAGAGTTTGGGCATAATGCAAACAAACCGTACCAGTGAGGTTCACTGGGAACTCAAACGAGTTAAAAATGACTGAAGAAGTCCAAACCTTAGCGGAAGTAGACTCCGCGCCAGCACCAGAAGCAACGGCTGCTCCTGAGACGCTTGATGCCGCGCCGGAAGTCGTCGAGAATCAAAACGATCAGGTCGAGGAGAAGAAATACTCCCAGGCTGAGATTGACGCGATGATCGGCAAACGCCTCGCAAGAGAGCAACGTAAGTGGGAACGAGAACAGCAACAACGTGCTGCGGAAACGCAAATCGTCAAAGCTGCACCAACGGCATCCGTTGATCAGTTTGAAAGCCCTGAAGCCTATGCAGAAGCACTGGCGTACCAGAAGGCCGAAGAACTGCTCGCCAAACGTGAAGCCGCCAAGCAGCAGTCGCAAGTTCTTGAGAGCTATCAGGAACGTGAAGAAGCAGCGCGGGACAAGTACGATGACTTTGAACAAGTCGCCTACAACCCCAAGCTCCCGATCACCAACGTGATGGCCGAAACGATCCAGTCTTCGGACATTGGTCCCGAGTTGGCTTACTACCTCGGCTCCAACCCCAAAGACGCAGAACGTATCTCACGCATGACGCCACTCAGTCAGGCAAAAGAGATTGGGAAAATTGAGGCCAAGTTGGCCGCAGAACCTCCCATGAAACGAACCACGTCTGCACCTGCACCGATCAAACCTGTTGCCGCACGATCCTCCGGATCAGCGACCTACGACACCACGGACCCACGGTCTACCAAGACCATGACGGACTCGCAGTGGATTGAGGCCGAACGTGCCCGACAGATCAAGAAGCTGCAAGCGCAGGCAATCCGCTAATTTTTGAAAAAAGGAATTGAAATGGCAAACAGTATTCTGACCATTGACATGATCACCCGCAAATCGTTGGAGATTTTGGAAAATAACCTGGTGCTCACTCGCAACGTGAACCGCCAGTACGATGACAGCTTCGCCGTGGAAGGTGCCAAGATCGGCTCCACACTGCGTATCCGTCTGCCCGACCGTGCTTTGGTTACTGACGGTGCCGCCCTGCAAGTTCAGGACGACAACGAGCAGTTCACCACTTTGACTGTTTCCAGCCAAAAGCACATCGGCGTCAACTTCACATCTGCTGAATTGACCATGCAGTTGGACGACTTCGCAGAGCGTGTCTTGAAGCCACGTATCAGCCAGTTGGCATCGTCGATCGACGCTGACGTGGCAAACAGCTACAAGTACATCGGCAACACTGTCGGTACACCCGGCACCGTGCCCAGCACTTCCGCTGTTCTGTTGGCAGCCCAACAAAAGCTGAACGAAAACGCTGCCGTGATGGACCCCCGTTACGCCACCGTGAACCCTGCTGCCAACGCTGGTTTGGTTGAAGGTCTCAAAGGTCTGTTCAACCCCACCGACACCATCAGCAAGCAGTTCAAGAACGGCATGATGGGCACTGGCGTGTTGGGTCTGAACGAGATCAACATGTCTCAGTCGATCAAGCAATTCACAACCGGCTCACGCACTGCCACCGGCGGTACTTTGTCCGCTGCTGTGACTGCTGAAGGCGCAACCTCCATCGTCGTCACTGCCGCTGGCAACAACGGTGTGGTCAAGCAAGGTGATGTGTTCACCGTGGCCGACTGCTTTGCTGTGAACCCACAAACCCGTGAATCCACCGGCTCGTTGTTCCAGTTCGTCGCTGTTGCTGACGTGACCCTGAACGGCTCTGGCGCTGGCACCATCACCGTGGCTCCTATGTACTCGGCCAACCACGCTCTGGCGACTGTGGACGTGCTGCCACAGAGCGGCAAAGCTGTCGTGTTCGTGGGTGCTGCTTCCAGCCAGTACGCTCAGAACTTGGTGTATCACAAGGATGCCATCACCTTTGCCACCGCTGACCTGTTGCTGCCCCAAGGTGTTGACATGGCCGCCCGTGCTGTGCATAACGGCATCAGCCTGCGCATCGTGCGTCAGTACGACATCAACAACGACCGCCTGCCTTGCCGTATTGACGTTCTGTACGGCTACAGCGTGATCCGTCCACAGATGGCCGTCCGTATGTGGGGCTAAATTGAAATGGGGCTTCGGCCCCTTTCAGTCGTTTTCATCTTTTAAAAGGAATTCATCATGGCTCTCCCTAACGGCGCAGGCGGTTACCAAGTTGGTGCAGGCAACCGCGCAGAAACTATCATGGGCGCAATGGCTGCCCCTCAGACAGCTACGTCTACAGCAACCCTGACAGCGGCTCAGATTGTCAACGGCATGCTGGTGGCTAACCCCTCCACATCCGCTGCAACCTACACGCTGCCCACGGCTGCTTTGATTGACGCTGCTGTGCCCAACGCCACCGTTGGCAGCACATTCGATCTGAGCATCGTCAACATCGGCACCTCGTCTGGTGCTGTCACTTTGGCAACTGCCACCGGCTTGACCGATGGCGGCAACGCTTTCGTGGCCGTGGCTGTCACATCCAGCGCAATGTTCCGTTTCCGCAAAACGGCTGACGGCGCGTACACTGTGTACAAAATTGCCTAAACCTGAACGGGGGCTTCGGCCCCTGTTTTAAGGACTAACCATGCCAAACACCAAAGCCACTGGCGTTGCATATTTGGACCCTGAGTTCAGCACTTGCTACGCAACCGAGGAAATCGGTTACGCTGCTGCTGCGCAAGGCACTGTGACTCAACTCACAAGCAAGTCCACTGCGGTGACGCTGAACAAGTCGATGGGTCGAATCACAATGAACAACGCGTCTTTGGCAACTGCCACAAACGCCACGTTCACTTTGAACAACACCACCATCAGCGCCAACGACACCGTGATTTTGACAATCTCGGGCGGTCAAGCCACTCCTGGCTCGTACAACGCTTTTGCCAACGCCCTTGACACAGGGTCTGTCAGCATCACGTTGCGCAACATCTCGGGCGGTTCGCTGTCTGAGGCTGTTGTGATCAATTTTTGCGTGCTTCACGGCGCGACTTAAACAGGCAGGGACTTTGGTCCCTGTTTTTAAATCATGGTTATTTACCTCACACATTTCTTGCACGGTGCCAAGGTCGCAATCTCCGACACTGAGGCCGAGGCAGATGAAAAAAATGGATGGGTGCGATACAATCCATCCACGCCTTCGGAAACTGAAGAAGCGGTCAACACATTTGTTGCAAAGCGCAAATACTCTCGCAAGGCTGCTGACCCTTCCGAGGTGATTACCGAAGGAGTCTGACATGGCTGTTTACAGCGCCGGTGACCAAATCAATCGAGCACTTCGACTGCTTGGCGTTCTTGCCGAGGGTGAAACACCGTCTGCTGCCACATCTCAAGATGCTTTAATAGCGCTTCAACAAATGGTGGAATCATGGAACACCGAGCGTTTGGCCGTGTTCAGCACCCAAGATCAAGTCTTTTTGTGGCCTGCGGGTGTGGGCAACCAAACTCGTACTCTTGGCCCCACAGGTAACTTTGTGGGCCTTCGCCCCATCTTGATTGATGACGCCACGTACTTCCGTGACCCCGGCACCAATGTGTCGTTTGGCGTCAAGCTGATCAACCAGCAGCAGTACAACGGAATTGCGGTCAAGACCGTGACCTCCACTTATCCACAGGTCATGTTTGTGAACAACACGTTCCCAGATGTGACCATGACGATCTACCCCGTGCCTACACGGGAGCTTGAGTGGCACTTCGTCTCGGTTGAAGAACTGAGCAACCCGGCCACACTGGCGACTGAGTTGTACTTCCCACCGGGTTACCTGCGGGCGTTTGCTTACAACTTGGCGATGGAGATCGCACCCGAGTTTGGTGTGGAGCCTTCGCCACAGGTGCAGCGCATCGCCATGACAAGCAAGCGCAATCTGAAGCGCATCAACAACCCAGATGACGTGATGTCGATGCCGTACGCCATAGTGTCCAACCGTCAGCGGTTCAACATCTACGCTGGCAACTACTGATCATGAAGACGCCGATCCTTGGATCATCGTATACGGCTCGCAGCGTCAACGCTGCCGACAGCCAGATGATTAACTTGTTCCCAGAAATTGTCCCCGAGGGTGGGAAAGAGCCCGCGTTTCTGAGCCGTTGCCCGGGGTTGCGTCTGCTTGTTACCGTGGGTACTGGTCCAATCCGCGGCATCCGCACCGTGGGCAATTACCTGTACGTGGTGTCGGGCAATTCGCTGTATCGGGTTGACGACTCGTACGCTGTCACGCTGCTGGGCGTGGTCAACGACATTGCGACTCCGGTGTCCATGTCTGACAACGGGACTCAGGTTGTCGTGGCCTGCGATGGCCCGATGTACGTCTACAACACGATCACCAGCGTTTTTGCCCAAGTTACCGACCCTGACTTCCCCGGTGCGCTGACCATATCTTTTCTGGACGGCTACTTCGTGTTCATTGAACCAAGCAGTCAGAAAGTCTGGGTGACGGCGCTTAACGACCCACTGTCAGTAGACCCGCTGGACTTCGCCAGTGCTGAGGCAGACCCCGACAATCTGGTGTCGTCCATCGTGGACCACGGGCAGGTCTGGCTGTTTGGCACCAACTCGGTTGAGGTCTGGTACAACTCGGGCAACGCTGACTTCCCGCTCCAGCGCATTGACGGCGCGTTTAACGAGATCGGCTGCGCTGCCACATTCTCGGTTGCCAAGATGGACAACAGTCTGTTCTGGCTTGGGTCTGATCGCCGGGGCAAGGGCATCGTCTACCGGGCCAATGGTTACTCGGGCACTCGGGTCAGCACCCACGCCGTCGAGTGGCAGATTCAACAATATTCCGACATTTCTGACGCTGTAGCCTACACGTACCAGCAAGACGGCCACTCGTTCTATGTGTTGTCGTTCCCCACGGCCAACGCCACATGGGTCTACGATGTCGCAACCCAAGCATGGCATGAGCGTGCCGGGTTCATCAATGGACAGTTTACGCGCCACCGCAGCAACTGCCAGACGTACTTCAACAACGTCAACGCCGTGGGTGACTACCAAAACGGGAACATCTACGCCTTTGACATGGAGAAGTATTCCGACCATGACCGCATCCAAAAGTGGCTGCGGTCATGGCGTGCGTTACCCACGGGTCAAAATAACCTCAAGCGCACCACGCAGCACACGCTGCAACTCGACTGTGAGACGGGTGTGGGCTTGGAAAACGGTCAAGGGTCTAACCCGCTGGTCATGCTGCGCTGGTCAGACGATGGTGGGCACACATGGTCCAACGAACACTTGGCGTCAATGGGTAAGATCGGGGAATACTTCAAGCGGGTGTTCTGGCGGCGACTGGGCATGACGCTCAAGCTGCGAGATCGTGTGTACGAGGTGTCCGGTACTGACCCGGTGAAGGTTGCCATCGTTGGCGCTGAACTGTTGCTGGACGGCACCAATGCCTAACACTACCCCCGTCACGCCCGCCAGGGTGGCAATTGTGGACCCTCAGACGGGATTCGTTAGCCGCCCGTGGTACATGTTCTTTCAGTCGCTGTATCAGAACATCACCAAATACATTGGACCAACTGGTAACGCCATCTTTGGCGCAGTCCGCGCCACTGCAACTTTTCCTGCCGTAGAGACTGGTGCATCTTTGGAGTACGCTGATCCGGGTGTCACTTCTTTGACATCGGCTGCGTCTGACTTGGTTTCTTACGGTGAAATTCAATTTGTGATGACCAACAGCGATGGCACGTTGGTGCGGTACGCTGGGTTTGACAGTGCCGGAAACTTTTTTGTACCGGGTCAGGCATCGGGCGGGTTTCTACCTAACGGGATCAACACCGCAGATCAACAATTGAGCCTCTACACCGTGGTTCAAAATACAATCAGTGCCAACGTCACAATGACCACCACTGTGGCAACACTCGGGTCACGCGCTGACATCATCATTGTGACCAGTGGCGTAACCTCACGCACGGTGACATTTGGCACCGGGTTTAAAACGACAGGGACGTTGGCTACAGGTACTGTGGCGGGTAAGTATTTCGTCATCTCGTTTGTCAGCGATGGCAACTTCATGATTGAGACAAGCCGCACAGTGGCAATGTGACCCAAAGGACAACTCATGGCATACAACCTTTCAGCATTCGCGGGCGCAGGCGCTCAGTTCTTTGACAGCAACGGCACCCCGTTGGCCGGGGGTCTGCTGTACGTGTACACCGCAGGCACCACGACCCCGGCCACCACCTGGACCACCAGTGCAGGCACTGTTGCCAACACCAACCCCATCGTGATGAACGCTGCGGGCCGCACGCCTTTTGAGATTTGGCTCAACAGCGGCGTGACCTACAAGTTTGCCCTGTACACCTCAACCAACGTACTCATCGGCACGTACGACAACATCCCGGCAATTGACGACCCTACGGTGTTCAACAACCTGATCACGGTTACCGGCACCAATGCGCTCATTGGCACCTCGGTGCCCCCGTATACGTCCTACGTGGCAGGTATGACGCTCAGTTTTCTTCCAGTCGCCACAAACACAGGCGCTGTGACCATTGACGTAGATGGTCTAGGTGCCAAGAACCTGTTTGTGGGTTCGGCAACCCCGATGGTGGGCGGCGAGTTGGTAGCGGGTCGGATTGCTCAAATTGAGTATGACGGCACACGGTTTCAGTTGTACCAGTCGTCTATCTCAATTGCAGACGACTCAATCACCACAGCCAAATTGGCAGATGGTGCCGTCACCACCATCAAGATTGCAGATATCAACGTCACCACGGGTAAGTTGGCAGACAACGCTGTCACCACCGCCAAGATCACCAACGGTAACGTGACCGAGGCCAAGATTGGCACGGGTGCTGTAACCGTGGACAAGATTGGATCGGGTGCCGTAACCGGTGCCAAACTGGACGGCGCGCAGACAGGCGCAGCCCCCATCTACGGCGCTCGGGCTTGGGTGAACTTCAACGGCACCGGCACTGTGGCAATCAGGGCCAGCGGCAACGTGTCTAGCATCACGGACAACGGCACAGGTGATTACACGGTCAACTTTGCAACAGCTTTGCCGGATGCAAACTATTCGGTTGTCGGTGCAGCAAGACGGTCTGCTTCCAATGAAGATTTTGGGTTTGCTTTGAAAACTGGTGGAATCCAAAGCACAACCGCAGTGCAAGTTTGCTCAAAACCCACGTCAAACACACCTCTTGAGGATGGTCAAACTGTTTGCGTCACCATCCACCGCTGAAAGAACACCATGAACCAACGCATCATTTACCCCACAGACGAAGGCGGCGTGGCGATCATCATTCCGGCCCCTGAGTGCGGCCTGACGATTGACGAAATTGCAGCCAAAGACGTGCCAGAAGGTAAGCCATTCAAAATCGTGGACGTGTCCGACATCCCAACGGATCGCACATTCCGCGCAGCATGGGAGTACGCATGATCACCATCAACCTCGACAAAGCCAAAGCCGTGGCGCACGACAAGCGCCGTGCAACCCGTGCTGCTGAGTTTGCACCCTTGGACATCAAGGCCACCATTCCAAGCGAAGCTGTGGCCGCTGAAGCTGCGCGTCAGGCTATCCGCGACAAGTACGCTGTCATCCAGGTTGACATCGACACAGCGCCCGGTGTTCCCGAGCTTACTTTGGTTGTCCAGAGTTTGTGATGCCAACAACCCTCGTAGATGATCGTGAAGCAGGCTTGCGCGTTGGGTATGACGCCACAGACTGGTCTGCTCCAATCGTTTACGAGGAGTACCGAAATGCAGTAAAAGATTGGATAATTAAGGCAATTAGCCGAGATGGTCAAGTCATTGGCGCGGTGTATCTCAACGGTGATGAATTACATGTGTCAGTTTTGCCGGAATGGCGAAAGCGTTGGCTGACCAAAGGGTTGCTGAAACAACTGTTCAACGGCCCCCGAGTAACAACCAAAGTCACAACAGGGCATGATTACATGTACGATGTTTTGAAACGACTTGGATTTAAAGAATCTGACGGCGGCCTGTTGGTCAAGGAGAGTTCAAATGGGTATTGAAACCGCAATCATAGGTAGCGCCGTATTGGGCGCGGCCTCGTCGCGCAACGCAGCTAAGACGCAAGCAAACGCTGCCAACCAAGCAGCAGGGCTTCAACAGCAGCAGTACGAGCAGACCCGCGCAGACCAAGCACCGTTTCGCGCTGCCGGTGAGCAGGCGCTGAACAAACTGATTCCGTTGTCGGACTACACCAAGTTCGGCATGGATCAGTTCCAGCAAGACCCAGGGTACGCTTTCCGGTTGTCCGAGGGTCAGAAGGCGCTGGAGCGCAGCGCCGCTGCCCGGGGTGGCCTGATCTCTGGTAGCGCGTTAAAAGCCGCCACTCGATTTGGTCAGGATATGGGTTCGCAGGAATACCAAAACGCGTTCAATCGGTATCAAACTGAACGCAGCGCCCAGTTGAATCCATTGCAGTCGTTGGCTGGTCTTGGTCAGTCGTCTACCAACTTTGTCAACACCGCTGGTCAGAACTACGCCAACAACGCAGGTGCTGCTTACGGTGCTGCGGGTCAAGCCAATGCCTCTGGCTACATGGGTCAAGCCAATGCGATGGGTCAGGGCGTCAGCCAATACCTCGGGTATCAGAGCAACAACAATTTGCTGAATGCGTTGAACCAAAATCGAGGTAGCACGTATGGTGCGTTTGGTGGCGGCAGTGGCACATTCGGGGAAGGACAGTATTAACATGGCACTCGTTGATCCAAACATTGCAATGGGATATCGCGGCATTGAAGTCCCAAACCAGTTGGCGCAGTACGCTCAGATTCAACAGATTCAGGGCAGTCGGCAAGCGCAGGAAATGAACGCTCTCAAGATGCAGGAGGCTCAATCTGCCATGCAGGAGCGTAATGCTTTGCGTCAACTGAACCCAGCAGCTGAGGATTACGAAAGTCAGTTGTTCAAGGTCAACCCTTCGTTGGGCATCCAATACCGCAAAGAAGCCGCCGACACAGCAGCCAAGAAAGCCGCACAGGCGACATCCGAGTTTGAGCTCAGGGTAAAGCAGCGTAAGTTTGGAGATGACCTTAAGCGTGGGTTGTCCTCTAATCCATCAAACGAAAACATTATCGCTTTTGGTCAGGATGCGTTGCTGCAAGGCTTGTACACGAAAGAGCAAGTTGACGCAACCGTCAGTCAGTTGCTGGCGCTGCCGGTGGAAGAAAGGGTGAGAATCCTCTCACAATCTGGTGCAACTGCTGGAGAATTGCGACCTATCTCGGTAGGTAACTCGTTAATGACACCACAAGGTCGAGTGCTTGCCACGGCACCTCGCCAGTCGCAGCTTCTTACTCCGGAAGAAGAAGCTCAAAAAGCGCGAGTTGCTGCTGCTGGGCGTGCGCCTGCGCAGCCAGTTGCCCCAACGATTACACAAATTGTTGACCCATCAAACCCCAATCAAATGATCACAGTTGATGCTCGTCGTTATGCAGGCGGTGGCGTTGGTTCACCGGGTGTGTTGGGTGTGGGCGGCAAAGAACCCGGCGCGGCTGTTCGGGAAAACAAAGCCGAAGCAGGCAAATCGCAACTTGCTGACGATCTGGACAATTTGCGATCATCGTTTGCAACGCTTGACAAAATGCGAGCCATCCCAAGTACTGATCGCAACGCGCTGTCAAACATTGCATCCGCCACTGCCGCTACAGGTCTTGGACAAGCCGCTGGTCGATTTGTTGGAACTGAAGCGCAAGTGGAGCGTGAAGTCATCAACAGCGCCCGTACACGATTGGTCAATTCGATCAAAAATGCCACAGGTATGTCAGCACAGCAACTTAACTCGAACGTGGAACTGCAAACCATGCTCAAGTCAATTTCTGACCCAGCTCAACCAATCCAGGCAGCATTGCGAATCATTGATGACATTGAAAATGCGTACGTCAAAGGTGCGGGAATGCCTAAAAAGAATGCACCTGCTGCCGGTAAACCTGCCGCGCCCGACATTGAATCTCTCCTCAACAAGTACAAATAATTATGGCAACACTTGAACAACTCAGCGCAGCGTTGGTCAAGGCTGACGCTGCGGGTAACACCGCAGATGCCAAAGCTTTTGCGGATGCAATTCGACAGATACAGTCATCTGCAAAACCCGTAACGCAAGCCAAAGAGCGCAGCACTGTTGGTGAAATCTTGGCACCTGTTGAAGCAATTGGTCAAGGTTTCAGCAGTGGCGCGGCAAACGTGATGATGGGTGGTCAGCGACTGGTGGGCAAGGGTCTGTCTGCCCTTGGTGCCAAGGATACCGGCGCATTTTTGCAAGAGGATGCTGCTCGACGTCTTGCGCAATCGCAAGCCACGGTTGCGCCATTCAAACAAGAGTTTCCTTTTTTGGCAGGCGCGGGTGAACTGGGCGCTGAGATTGTCGGCACCCTTCCTGTTGGCGGCGCAATTGCCGCACCCTTGAAGGCGATCCCCGCAGCCGCACCGTTGGCGCAAGCCATTCGCACTGGCGGGTTTTCCAAAGGCAACCTCGCCACACGCGCAGCAGGCGGTGCAACTTTAGGCGGCGCGTCTGCTGCGGTCATCAATCCAGAAGAAGCTGCAACCGGTGCCATCCTTGGGGGTGCTTTGCCTTTTGCTGGCCCTGCTCTTGGGTACGTTGGGGGTAAGGTGGCAAACTTGCGCACAATGCCTCAAAATCGTGCAGCTAACCTTGCTCAACAAGCCGCTGGTGCTGACCTCAAAGAGGTTATCAACGCCCTGCGAAATGCGCCACCCGATGTCGGGGTTGCCCAAGTTCTTGCGAGGTTTCAGAACCCTGCGCTCCAAGCCCTTGTAAAAGACTCGCTAGAGTCTACGCCTCAAGGCGCTCAGTACTTGAACAAGCTGGGTACCATGACTGAAACCCAAGCTGTTAATGAGCTTGGAAAACTGGTAGGTGGTAAAACTGCGACAGATGTTCGAGGTGTTGTAGAGGCAACCAAAAAGAACTTGAGTGCTGTCACAACACCAATGCGAGATAGCGCACTTGCTCGGGGGAATTTGGGCAAAGAAGTTGCCCGTCTTGAGTCAATGTCTGCCGAGTTGGGCGAACAAGCTGCCGCCGAAGTTCAAAAAGTCCGTAGGTTGATTGAACTTGGTGACGTTGCTGCTGCGGCTGCGCGACTGGAGACAATTAAAATGGGTCTGCCTGCAAGCTCTAGACTTGCTCCAGCTAAATCCCAAGCAGGTTTTTCGGATGAGTTTGCCGCAAAATTCACCTACCCCGGCAAACTTGCGCAGATGTCCGACGAATGGGCGTCTAACTCAGCCACAGCTTCGCTTGATCTTGGTCAAGGCGCTCGATTTGCCCAAGCCGCCGCAGATGCGCTGCGTAAATCGGGCATCCAGCCTCTCAAGGGTGACGAACTTGCTCTTCGCATCAAGGGTGTTGGTAATAACCCTGAGTTTGCTGGCAACGATTTGCTTTTAGGCGCTTTGCGAAACGTCAGCGATGACATTGGTAAATGGACTAATAATGGTGGTGTCATTGATCTGGTAGCACTTGACGCCATTCGTAAAAATTCCGTCAATGCTGCAATTCAGCAACTCCGTCCAGGCATGGATGCCACAAGTCAACGAAATGCCGCTGCTGGTGTTCTCAGCCGAATCAAGCCCGTAATTGACAACGCCATTGAGACATCTGGTGGTACGGGATACCGCGAATACTTGGCGACCCATGCCAAAGGGATGCAGAAAATTGCTGAAAGGGAATTGACCGGTGAGGCGTTGCGGTTATGGAAACAGCCAAACAAGGACGCTTTTGTAGATTTAGTTCAAAACGAATCGCCCGATGTTGTGGAAAAGGTTCTTGGTCCCGGTAAGTACAACATCGCCGTTGAGTTGGCTGACAGCACATTGGCGGTACTTCGCAAGCAGGCAACTGATCACATGGACCGTCTCGCTGCAAGCAAGCAGGCCACAGACGGTCAAAAGGCATTAACCACTCTGGTGGCTCAAAACACATCATCCATTCGTCTGCCTTCGTTTATTAATGCTTGGTCTGCTGCTGGTAACAAAACCATCAGTGAGTTAGAGAAGCGACTGGGGACCAAGACAACAAAGCTGTTGTCTGACGCCATGCAGAACCCTCAATCTGCGGCAAACCTCCTTGAAGTGCTGCCACCATCCGAAAGAAACAAGGTCATCCAGTTGCTCAACAACCCAGCGTCCTTGGGCGCAAAGGGGGCAGCATTGACCCGTGGTGTCACAGCACCTGCTGCACCGGCAAACAATCTCGCACCTCAAAGCGAGAAACAAAACGCCCTTGCTCGTTAAAATACAGAATCTATCATCATGGAAGTATCAGACATGGCCGAGATCGACCCTGTGAAATATGGTGTGCTCTGGGAGCGCGTTCAGAACTACGAGCGCAGGTTCGACGAGATGTCCAGCAAGATGGACAAGATGGAGGCCAACGTCGAGAAGCTGGTGGCCCTTGCCAACCAGGGGCGCGGTGGGTTTTGGGCCGGCATGGCGTTCGTGTCGTTCGTCTCCAGCGCCATTGGGTTTGGCCTCAGTTGGCTCAAGGGGCACTGATCGTGTTCTCCCTTGGCCCACGCTCCAAGCAACGCCTGAGAGGGGTTCACCCTGATCTGGTCAAAGTGGTTGAGCGTGCCATCAAGATCACCGATGTGGACTTCACAGTGCTTGAGGGCTTACGGACACCCGAGCGTCAAAAGGCACTGGTGGAGGCCGGGGCCAGTCAGACGCTCAACAGTCGCCACCTCACGGGTCACGCTGTTGATCTGGGTGCTTGGGTCGGGGATGAGGTTCGATGGGACTGGCCCCTGTACTACAGGATCGGAGCAGCCATGAAAGAAGCGGCCAAGCAGGAAGGCGTCAGCATTGTCTGGGGCGGAGACTGGAAGATGCGTGATGGGCCACATTTCGAGCTTAACCGCAAGCTCTATCCTTGATCACTTGACGGATAACTTGACCAATGCGCTGCATTTCAGAAAACGTAAACCGATCACCGCGCGCAAAATTACACGGCGCGCATGACGGGGCAACATTTCCTTTTATGTGCGGTTGGTCATTGTCAACTCTGTCCAATCCGCGCGGAAGATCGGTAGTTCCGCAATGAATACAAGGCTGAACAATCAAAGCGAGTACCTCCGCAGTTGTCATGTCGCACTTATCAACTCGCTCATATGCTTTTCGCAAAAAAACCGCGCGTCCTTTATCTGTCTTTGCATATTTTTGATTGCGGGCCTTAGCCTTGCTGCGCTGCTCGTCAGTCATTTGACCCCATCGGTCACTGCGATTATCTCGACCACGTTTGCGTGCGCGGTGGCATTCACGGCACTCATAGGCCAAACCAAGAGGTCGGCTTTTGTCGCACGTAAAAAAGTCTACCGTTGCTGGAAAGACTTGGTTACACCGACTGCACTGGCGAGTTGTAGATGTATTGTTTGGGTTATTGTTCATGCCCCAATTATAAAGACGTTCCACACAAATAGGAAATACCCATGATCTGGCAAGCACTCATCCCGGTCATCGGCGGAATCTTGGAAAAGGTGCTGCCAGACCCACAGGCAGCGGCAGACGCCAAGATCAAATTGCTTGATCTGGCGCAGCGCGGCGAGTTGGCGGTGCTGGATGCAGAAACCAAACTCGCATTGGGTCAGCTTGACGTGAACAAGGTTGAGGCGTCCACCGATATGTTCCGTGGCGGCTGGCGTCCGGCAACCGGCTGGGCCTGCGTTTTCGGTCTGGTGTACCAGTTCCTTGTCCAGCCGCTTTTACCCTGGTTGCTGGCCGTTCTGGGCGTCTCTGTGCCACCGTTGCCACCCATCGACAATGAGACGCTCATGGTCTTGCTCACTGGCATGTTGGGCTTGGGTGGCCTGCGCACGTTTGAGCGCATTAAGGGTAAGGCTTAAGACCAGTGGGCCGCACAGGCCGCAATGAACCCCATCCACAGCATCCCGAAGACCCCCAGCAGCATCCAGTAGGCCAGCTTACGCAGTTGGTAGCGCCAGACGCTCGGCGGTAGTGGCTCGGCAGCTTTCATGACAGGCTTGGCCTTCGCTACTCGGGCAGGGCACTCTCGGCCTTGGTTGCATCCATAGTTGGTGCAATAATCATCGCAATAGTTCATGGTGTCACCTTTGCTCGCATATCTGCAATTTCGCGCACATAATCCTCAAACGGGTCATTTTCTCTCATAGACCATTCTTGTTCAGTCGCAAGGGCAACCATCTCATCACGCTCATCTGCGCGAATAAAAGCTTCAAATCGTTCAAGGTCTGCCAGCCAACCATCAATGATTCGCTGACCTCCAAACAACTCACGAAAAGACATTCCAGCCTCACGGGCTACTTCAATGGTGGGTTTCATACAACGGCTCTCGCTTTCTTGTGGTTGATGTCCTTGATGATTTCGTGCAGGGCTTTCTCCATCTGCGCGACTGTGCAGCGCTCAAGCTGCGCGTCATGAATCTCCATGACGGTGTTAGCGGCGTTCAACTCGGCACCGGTGAACATGAACCTGTCTCCCTTGGCAACGCCCCTCTTGCACATCGTGAGCAGCGCATCCTGACCCGCCCTGATCTCTTGCGACCAGTCCTTGCCCAGTGATGCGTCAACCCTCGTCAGCGCCTCGGTGACGTTGAACGCCTCAATCAGCACGTCCATGTCTTTGCGAGTGGCAGTGCCCTCTACCACGCAGCGCAGCGCCAAGTGGTTCTTGATTCGCACGTTGCTCATGACCTCGGTGGCCGTCAGCACGGGCTTCATGCCTGCAATGACCCAGTTGAGCGGGTCGAGAAGTTGAGCCTTTGGGCGGTACTTGCTACGCTTTTTCATCCGACTTCCTTTTGATGTGAACCTGGGGAGGCTCGTTGGCAAGCCAGACCGTGTAGCTCTTGGTGCGGTGGTCTTTCAGTTGTCTAAAAGACACTTTACCCTTAAGACCCTTGTTATCCAAGAATCGCTGCATTGACCTTCTGACGCTATCAAAGTCGTGTTCTGGCACCACCATCGCCTGCTTGAAGTCGAGTAGGGTCATGAACTTGGCGTCATACTGCGTCACTCCCTTGCGCTTGGTGTTGACCTGCGGGATTGGGACAAACCGAATTACTTCTTCCCCGGTAAAAATATTCTTGACTGGTGCGAATCGAGTTGCTGTCATGTGTTCTTCTCCTTGAGTTTGACCTCGATGGCTCGGATCAAGCCGCCAGTGCCGTAGTCAAACGTGGATGCAAAATATCTGAACTCATCATCTGTCAGCCCAACCCATTGTTGTGAGGGTTGTTCTTTCAATGCAAAGTCCTTACAGTTGGTTTTATTGTTCACCCCAAAATAGGCGCAATCTGCTTGGCTACAGTCTTTGCAGTTCACCTTACTCATGTGTTGAGTTCCTTGAGTTCGGCTTCAATGGCTTGCAGTAATTTTCTTGGGTAAAGCCAGAACTCATCACAAAGTTTCACCAGCTTCTCATCCGTCAGCCCAACCCAAGGCCGCTGTGCTGCGGGTGGGGTGGCCCCGTAGTATTCCCGGGCCACTTTCGTGGCTGGGTTGTTCGGATCTGACAGATCCTCTGTTGCGCACTTAATTGCGTACTGAGCAAGGGCTTTCTGCTGTGCCTCCCAATCCTCGTCTCCAATGATCGGCGCAGCGGGTGCTGCATAAATCTTGTCGCCAACTTTTGCGTTGACGACATATCCGGGCTTCCATGCAATCCTCTTGGGGTCGCTATCTCTGCTGCGACTCCCCACCCATTCGCCAACATGCTCTCGCATCACAGGTGCTGGCTGTGCTTCGGTATAACGATTCGTTAGACCGCTATCCGATGGCACAGGTGCTGCGGGTTTGTAATGGCACAGCCCTGTGCTGCAAATAAACTCTTGTGCGGGTGGGTTGAACATGACCTCGACCTTGGCGGTCTGGTCACGTTCACAGTAAACAGACACCGTGTTGTCTTTGTCGATGGCGAGATCAGCCACAACCATATCGGGGCCCCATGAGGTTTTGACAGGGGCTTGATGCCACTTCCACGCCACAGGCTGCACAGGTGCTGCAAGGGCTTGCTTGAATATCTCGTCAACCCGTCTGGCAAACGATGTGCGCTCCATGCAGTACTCGGCCATCAAGTCATCCAGCGCCAGCTTCAATGCTTCTTTGCTCATAATCCCAGCTCCTTCAATGCAGCTTGCAGTCCGGCCAAGCCGCCCACGCGCTGACCACCGATAAAAATCTGAGGCATCTGGCGGATGCCTTGGTGGGTCTGAATAAACGCCGCCATCACTGTCGGGTCATCAACGCTGTACTCGGTGTAGCCGATGCCTTTGTCATCCAACAATCTTTTGGCAACGGTGCAGTTGGGGCAATTGCTTTTGGAGTAAATGACGATGTTCATTGCGGTTCCTTTAATGTTGTGAAAATGCTTTCCCCACATCGTTTGCACTCAAAGATGTAGTGATTTTGGGTGCGGTGCTTGATGGCTAAGTTGCTCGGCTCCCATCGGTGAAAACACTTCATGCCTGCCCCCTGGCCCGGATAGCGGCGGCGATTTGGTCAGCGCCGACAAAACGGTCGGCCACCTTTGCACACGCCTCACGCTCATCAGCACGGACAGAATCAATAAGACGTTGAAGCGATTCGGAAGACATCACGTATTCAACATCACAGTTCTTGTTTTGTTGCGCTCGTCCACCAGCCTCACGGGCCATATTTATTGTGCTGCGCACCTTGGGTATGCACCCATGCTTGAGGCAGTGCGCCACGGTCTCGCATTCATTGCATGTAGTCATTTGGACACCTCGCGCATCTCCCAACCGAGAAGAAACATTGGCCAGCGAACTTGCAAGCCGGGGTTTAAGTACTTGCCTGTTGGCGACTTAGAAAAGTCATCATGTCCTTTGCCGCGCATCACGGCCTCAAACACTCGTTGCGCTTGGTTCATGACTGCACCTCGTCCATTGTTTTCTTGAGAAACCAGCTAAGTCGTGCGATCTTGCCCTTGTGAAACTCAACCATTGCAGCAGCGTACTCATGCGCCGTGTGCGCAGCGAGTAACTCGCGCCGGGACTCCTCAAGCTCCCGTAGCGCAATGGACTCGGGACTCGGTGGCGCGTACAGCGACTGGACAATTTGAACTAACTTCATGACATTTACTCCGGTTGTTGGTGTGACACAAGTGTATCACGCTTCTTTGACAAATACACCTTCTTTTGTCAAATGTCCCTTGCGATCCTTGATTTCGTTGTACGCACCCTTGAGGCACTGAGTCAAGTCGATGTCCATCACAGCGCACACCATGATCAAGGTGACCACGATGTCGCCCACAGCATCCTTAATTTCGCCAGGGTTCTTCTTGTTGATGGCGTCAAGCAGCTCAGTGGTTTCCTCCATCGTCTTGATGGCCTGCGACATCGCTGTGGCGTTTTGCACAATGCCACGGGCCTCGCCCCACTGCACCACTTTCATCTCGTATTCTGCGTAACTCATTTCAATGTCCTTTTGATTGTCGATATTCTTTGATTGCCTTGCGCAACCCTGCCTCAGTTGATGCCTTGTCGTCCAGCGCCAAAGCCTGTGCTTGGTCCAAGGTGGCTTGGCACAAGATGCGGTGACAGATCACCGGCACCCCTTGACCCTGGCGGCGCACCCGGGCGTTGAACTGAGCGTAAAGGTCGAGTGACCAGTTGAGGCCGAACCACACAAGGATGTGCCCATTGGCCTGCAACCCGTCAATCCCGTGACCCATGCTTGCAGGGTGCCCAATCATCAAGGAGCAGTCGCCAGTCTTCCAGCGGTGCATGGCGTTGGTCAACGATGCCTCGCTCTTGCAGTCGGTCAGATTGATCGGGTCCAAGTGCTTGAACCTCTCCATGATCCTGGCGGCATCCGACCTGTAGGCATACGAGCACAGGATCGGTGACCCGTTGGCCTCGTCAATGATGTCCTCAAGAGCGTCCAGCTTCAGGTCATGCACTGGCTCCCACAGCGGCATCCCTGGCACTGGGTACATTGCGCCGTTGCTGAATTGCAAGCACTTGTTGGTCAGCGATGCTTGGTTGAACGCCTCCACCGTGGTACCACTGTCAAGAGTCAGGAAGAACTCTTTCTCCATCCTCTCGTACATGGCCCGCAGGGTGTCGGGCATCTCGATCTCAATGTTGTTGACCATGAGGTCGGGCAGCGGGTTGTAGTCCTCTGCCGACATCTCAAGCGTGATGTCCCCGATCAGCTTCTTGATTGTGTCCTCGGTGTCCTCGTAGGGAATCTCTTTGTACGGACCTGCCTTGCGGTAGAACCGGGTGCGGAACGCTGTCTTGCTGGTGCCCAGGCGCTCACCCCTGTCCACCACAAGGAACTGACCATGCAGGTCTTTGTACCCGTTGGAGGCCGGGGTGCCTGTGAGGCCCGTGGTCCAGTCGAACTTGTCAGCGATCTTGCGAAACGCTTTGACCCGGTTCGTGGCGCTGTTCTTCATCTTGCTGATCTCATCCCACACGATGCCGTTGAAGGGCATCGGGCGATCCTTCTTGACGAAGTAGGTCTGAAGCGTCTCAGAAAGCCAGCCGAGGTTCTCATAATTGATCATCCAGACGTCAGCGGGGCGCAGCAGGGCGCGGGTGCGCTGGTCCTTGGTGCCCGTGATCATGCTGAACTTGAGGTGTCCTGTGTGCTGCCACTTCGCAGCTTCTTGACGCCAGACCAGACGGATGACTCGGATGGGGGCCACGATGATCACGCCGCGCAGGAACTGGGTGCGGATTAGGTGGGCCAGACTGGTCAGTGTGATCACGGTCTTACCCAAGCCCATGTCCAGCCACAGCATCGAGTGGGGGTGGGTGCATTGAAAGTTGACAGCTTTTTGCTGGTAGCCGTGGAGTAAGTCAGGTGTCAGCATATACGTTCCTTCATTCCGCGCATCCAGCCGTGACGGAACCCGAGGCGCTCGTCCAAGGTGTCAAAGGGTGGGTTAGACAAGTCGTAACGTCTTCCTGCGTCAACTCCTTGTTGATATGCGATCCCCACTGCACCGCCATTGCTTGAGCAATCCCCAAGAAAGTCTCGCTCCTGATTTTCCAGCGATCTGCACTCGGGCCTAGCTTGTTCTGACCCGATGGTGTTTGGTTTCCCCATATCATTCTCACTTTTTTGTCACCGTTGCAGTCAGGGCAACCGTATTTATCAAGGGCGTCTGACACCTCTTTGCCGCAGCAAACTCGCTTCGGTGCAACCATTTGAGTGGGTGTAAGAAGTGGCAGATTCTTGAGCCACAAGCATGTCTTCTTGCTTGCGTCATGACCATGCTCGTAAGGCTGAATGATTTGATCGGGCTTGCGGATTCGTGAACTAATCACGCTAATCGGATTCTCAATCGCAATCCGAGGAATCGGTGCATCCATGAGCAGTTGCACAAACGCCAGTGCGTCCTCTGTCAGTTGAGGGTCACGCAGACCACGGGTGGTCCAGTGCATCCCAGACACAGACAGGTAGGTGCATGGTGGGTGGGCGATCATTAAGTCCCAGCCTTGGTCAAGGATGTCGGTCACATCACCCTGGTAGTGCAGACCCGGCGCGTCAGTCGGCAGCAGATCGCACGACATTGCAAAGTGTCCCATGCGGGTAAACGCATCACGCACCCTGCCGCTGTATTCGCACGCAACAAGAACTTTCAGCATCCCATCACCATCACGTCAATCATCAGCTTACCCTCGGGCACGTTGTCAATCACAAACACGTTGACCATCTGCTGCCTGAGCTTGTCGTGTTCACGGTACTGCGCTGGCGTGGGCACCTGACCTTCGCGCTTGAACTCGCAGAACCACATGCGCCCATCGGGTCCGATGAACAGACGATCGGGTACAGCGGCACGGGCTGGACTGGTGAACTTGTACGCCAGCACACCCTTGGACTTGGCGTAGTCGCAGACCTTGGCTTCAATTTGTTTTTCCAGCATTGCGTGTCTCCAGTTCAATCAGCAATTCGATGTAGTGTTTGGCCTTCTCAAGATCAGCGATGCCGTTCTTCTTGCGCCAACGGGATACGTACTTGATCACGTTACCCTCAAAGTACCCAATTGCGTTAGCGTGGATGTACTCAACAGGCTGGATCGCTTGGTCTTTGTAGTGGTCACCTGCGACTTGTTTGTCCAATGCGTTCATTTCAAACTGAGGCAGAGTTTCTCTACCTCCCTCACGTAGTAGTCAAAATCAACTGGCAGCTTGCCAGCATCCCGGATGTCGTTGCAGGGCTGCACGCCCCACCCCGACTCAACGCCAATCTTGCGCCACACCTCGGGCTTGGCCTTCAGGGGCGGCATCCATTTAAAGAGGCGACCACCACCTTGGGCGATGTAGTACCGCGTGGTGTTCTGAAGCTGTGATGCCACACCATCGTGTTCGATTGCCAGATAGCTGGAGCGCGGCACCTTGGTGCGCAGCATGAAGTCCATGATGTCGGGCCACTGCTCCACGGTCTCGCGGATCGGGGCACCGTCAACCAGCACCTTCTCAGCCACCTTGGCGATGACCAGAGCACCGTGGTTCTGGTGCCACTCCATGTCGTACTCGTAGGCACCTTTGCGCTTGGTGCTGCCGTTCTCAAACACGCCAATGTAGTTGTTGACATCGCGGATCATCATGGTTTTGTACCGGGCGTGCTCCAATGACAACTGTGTTGCGTCCTGCCACCACTTGCATACATCATTGGCCGACTCAATGTAGTCAGGGTGAACGATGTACTCAAGGCCGTCAGTATTCGCCATCACAATTCGGACGGTGGGTACTGTCATCAGTTTTTCAGCCAATAAGCACAGCAGCAGTTGACCGTTGAGCGTGATGCTCATGGTGAACAGAGGATCGTAGAACACGCTGAACCGACTGTTGCTGTCACCGTACACACCGTTGAGCGCCAGCTTCAGCATCGCTGATTCGGCTGACTTCTTGGGGTATGTTTTGCGCTGTTCAAACAGGTGCTGGTAGATGGAGCAGAATGTCTTGCCGAGGTGTTGCGGGTAGAACCCATTCTTGATTGCAAGGTTGGGGTAATACGATGTGACGTCCCACGACTCTATGACGTAATCATCACCAGATTCTAAAATTTCTGATTCAACGCTTCCATGAATTCCACCAAGGCCAAAAACGAAAGTAAAGCCATTGACAGTAGCAGTAACGTCATCAAAAACTCCTTTGGTTTCGGTGATTGACTGGTCCTTGAGCCAGTTCATCACCCTGGTGAACTCGGGATGCTCAAACTCGATCCACGGCAGTATGGCGTCCTTGAGATGAATCACGGGGCGCGGGGTCTGCCTAGGTGTGCGGCCATTGGGGCCGAAGTCGTAACAGGCAACACCGGCTTCTTCCAGCTTCATGACAAAGTAGTCCTTGCCGATCTTGGTGTCGTTGTGGTTCATGAAGTCGCGGTTGTACTTGTGCGTGAGTTCTTCACGAAACCGGATCATGCCCAAGGTGTGGTGGTAGAACGCCTTGGTCTGCGCCACATCGTGCGCGTTGTACTTCTTGAGCACTTGAATTTGTTCAGGGTTCAAGAAGGTGCCGACCTTGAACGGCAGGTCTTCAATGTTGTCCGATCGCATGTTGAACTCAAGCACCTTGAGACTGGTGGACCGGGCGCGGTTGTCGAAGTGGTGAATTTTGAACAGGTCGATCTGCTCAACGAATCGATCACTCGGGTTAACTTGGTGCATCCATTTGCCACCCTCATCATCGTCTTGGGTGTTGATGATCGCCATTGCCTTGTCGTACAGGGCGCGGGAATCGCTGTAACCCATGCGGATCAGGGTGTGCAGGACGGGGTAGTCAAACCCGAGGTTGTTGAACCCGATCATCCTAGCGTTGGTGTCCTTGAGATACCCCAGGAACTCAATGATCTCCTTGGAGTCATTGCGCCAGCCGCTGATCTCAAAGGACCAGCGCAGCGGGGCGTCTGCGTGTTCTACCGCCAGCGTGAAGACGTTGGGATAGGTTTCCACATCGAAGACATAATCATTACTCATTACGGTTACCAAGTTAGGTGGGGTGATGCTGCTAGTTCCTCGTTTCCATCTTGCGATGTGCTGTCCCACAGCTCCTCATTTAACTTGCAGCCTCGGTATGCAAGCACATCACCCCAATTCAATTACGCCAAGAACGATGGCAGGCCTGTGGGTGCGCCAAACGGTGCGGCAGGCATCGGGTTGGCACCAAAAGGTGCGCCTTGTGCAGCCACAGCACCAAACCCAGCAGGAGCGCCGGCCACAGCGCCGAACAGGTTTGATGCGTCCACAGCATCCTCGCCAAAAGCAGTGTCATCACCGGCAAACTGGACAGCGATCAAGTCGCAGCGGATGCCACGGCCATGCTTGTTGTCCTGCGGCCAAGGCTTGATAGCGGCATTGACACGGCAGCCGCCGTACATCTTGCGGGCCAGTTGCTGATAGGCCATCGTGTTGCTTGGGTCGATGGGTTGACCGTCAGCTTGGATCATCTGCGGCGCAATGTCGCGACCTGCGGTGATGAACACATGACCAGCGTAGCCGTCATACGGCTGGAAGGTCTTCTTGTTGATCTTCTCCTCGCCACGACCAAAGCAACGGGTCTTGCGATCATTCTGGATCATGCCCATGACGGTCTGGGCGTGCTCTTTCCACTTCTCCAGTGCCAGAGCACCGTAACGGGCCATGAACTGCTGGAACCCGGCGTGGTCCTGGGGCATGATGAACTCGCAGTTGTAGGAGATGCGCTCCTTACCGGTCTGCTCATTGATCTGCTTCTGGGGTTCAGCGAGGTGCGGGAACGAGAGTCGGACATTCGACAGGAAAACGATTTCGGACATAACAATTACCTTTCAGGTTTACAAAAGCCACGAGGGCAGGGACTCGGCAGCGGGGGCTGCCTCTACTGCGCTGAACAGCGGCGCAGCATTGGTGACGACAGCGGGTCGGCTGTCAGATTCGTGAGCCACGGTCAGTTTACCGGCCATCTTGACCACGTATTCTTGCTCCATGCGCTTGAGTTGTCGCTCGGTCAGTTGCACCGCTGTGCCGTCACGTTTGGTCCATGTGAGCTTTTCCGCTTTGGCTGGGGTAACGAGTTTGGTCTCGTAGACAGCGCCCTTGGGGATGCCCATCTTTACGAGCTTCTCGGCCATCTCCTCCTCGGGTAGCGCCCAAGCACGGGAGCCACGACCATTGACCAGTTTGAGACCAGGGATAATTTGACCCGCCTGCATACGGCGCAGTGCTTCCTTCTCCACACCTTCGAGGAGTTGACGCATCAGGGGGGCGGCTTCCATGATCTGAGCGATCTGGGCATCATCCATCGCGGATGGGTCTTTGTCTGCACTTTGTTGTGCAACATCGAGCGTTTGGGTTACAACAGGCTGGAACATGATTCCGACCTCCTTCATTACGTTGTTCGCCAGTGCAGAGCATGAACCCTTGGCACGGCAAAATTTACATTGACTTTCGCCCGGTACAAGCGGCGCATCTGGTCGATCAGTCGCGGCAGCTTGAGCCACGATTGTACCGATTGTCGCCATCAAGTGACGCACAGGCACCTCATAAGAAGTGATCGGCGGCATCCCGCGCAGCGCCAGCTTGGGCTGGATGATCGTCATGCGAACGGTGCTGAACGGATAGGTGACGTTGTGGGGCAGCTTGTATCCGGCCAGCACACCGTAGGCGTACTGCTCAAGCTGCAAGTTACCCTCGGCGCTCACTACCCCCATGCCGTCCTTGTAGTCGATCAACTCAAGGGTGTCGTCACCAATGATCTGAAGGTCCACCGTACCTGACATGTCTTTGCGACCCAGCAGGAACTCAGGGTCCACCTTGGTTTCGCTGATTATTTGAAATCCAAGATTTTTAATCTGGTGGACGTAATCAAATGCAACCTTGACACGTTCAGCACGGTCCTTGTCAACATGGAACGAGCCTTCATGATCGGTCATCAATTGACCCACCATAGACAGCGGGTCAACGAACTGCTTGATGCAGTGCTCCAGCAACGTGTGCGAGTGTGTGCCGTCAACAGCGGCAGGACCGCTGCCGGTGTCGGGGTACTTGGCCTCCTCTCGAATGCTGCCGGGGCACAAGGCCCAGCGGCTACGCTTCGATGGGGACAGCTTGGCGTGATCGCTCATGATCAAGCCTTCAAGGCTTCAACACCAGCAAACAACTGACCGTAGTGCTCGGGCTTCACATCGTTGATGTTCTGGTAACCCAGATTCACCAGCACGTTCTGGATCATGGCACCCTTTTGAGGGCCAAGCGCCTTGTATGCGCTCATCACGTAGTCAATCAGACCCTTGCCGTCAGTGAACGGTGCGCCAGTGGGCGCAGGTGCGGCCACGGAGGCAGGGGCAATGAATGAGGGAGGCGCTGGCATCGCGGCCTGTGTACCATTCGCCACAGTTACGCTGGGTGCAGCCACAGCCTGGACAGTTGTAGGAGCAAGTACGGCAACTGTCGGGGCCGCTGGGGTAGGGGGGACCGCTTGTACCACGGGTGTGGGTGCTGGTGCAACAGGTGCACCAGCGGTTACATTGATGCCTTCAATTTTGGCAGTCAGGGCAATAACGGCTTGAGCCAGTGCTTCAATTTTGAGTTCGAGTGACATAAAGTTTCTCCAGAGGGTTACGGATTACAGGCGGTTGAATTGTGAGGCGATCTTCAACAAACGCCTCGACGATTTCACGATGCACTTCGCTCGGGGTTCCGAGCTTTGATGCCTTGGCGTGAAATTTGGTTCGCGTCTTGTCTGTCACTCGGACAGTCATGAACGCTGATTTGGGTTGTGACATGAATAAATTCCTTAACCATTGGGCGCAAGTGTACATCACTGTGATACGATTGTGCAACAGTTTGAAATTTATTTTTGAAAGGATGAAATCATGACCATACAACACACACCGGGACCGTGGTGGTGCAGTGGCTTGGAAGTCGGAACCGTGCCAATGATGATGGTGAAGGTCGCCAATGTATCTGGGGCCAACTATCAAGAGGCTCAAGCCAACGCCCGCCTGATCGCCGCAGCGCCTGAACTGCTGGAGGCTTTGCAGCACCTTATGGTGGCACATGGTGAGCAGTTGGATTACGCATTTCAGCAAGCACAAGAAGCCATTGCTAAAGCAACAACGGAATAAAAAGCCCCGGTGGTTAGACCGGGGCTTTAAAGGAGAAACAACCATGAAGAAACTGGCATCCACCAGCAAGAGGATTTTATGACAGCCGTTCCCACAGTACAAGCGCATCCTGCATCCATTGACGCCTACATCCGGCACGCATGGTCACTTGTACCCATTCCGTCCGGCACCAAGGGGCCACGCACACCTGGGTGGAACCTGAAACACAACGCCCTGACCTCTCAGGGCGATTTACCATCTGGCTTTGGCATCGGTCTGGCCCACGCCTACAGCGGCACGATGGCACTCGACATCGACAATTGGGATGTCACGACAATGGTGCTGGGTTTGCAGGGGATCGACATCCAATCTCTCTATGACGCCAACGATGCGGTGATCATCGACTCGGGCAGGGCAGGGCACGGTAAGCTGTTGTACCGCATGCCTGATGGCTTGGCGCTGCCATCCAAGAAGATCATCACAGCAGGAGAGACCACCTACGAGTTGCGCTGCGCCACGGCCAACGGTCTGACGGTGCAGGACGTGCTGCCCCCAAGCATCCACCCCGACACGCTCCAGCCTTACCGATGGGCAGGCCGGGGCCACTGGACCCGCCTGCCCCTGATCCCCGATGCTCTGCTCAACTTGTGGCAAGGGATGCTTGGGCAGGACAAAGAGCGATCCATTGACACCGTTGACTCGGTGAACGCCTCATGGTCCGAGATCCAGTCAGCCCTTGAGGTCATTAGCCCCAACTGCTCCCGTGAGGAGTGGGTCACCGTGGGCATGGCGCTCAAGTGGGCAG